GTTTCCCAGTCACGATCGCGGCGCGGTAAGTGTTGCTGGCTTTGACTTTGAGGTGTAATTCGTCATGGCATATACAGCACTTCAATTAATAACAAAAGCCTTTTGGTTATCTGGTGTCGTTGCTCGTAACCTTGAAGTGGTTACGGGTGATAAAGCATCGGAAGGATTGGCGTTGTTAAATGAAGTGCTGGCACTTGGCGCTGCCGAAACAAGACTTGTTCCTTATTTTCAAACTTTAGATTTGATTCTTTTGGCAGGTCAAGAGGAATACATTCTCGATGATGTAATCGAAGTGGAATCGCTTACTTTTAATATTGATAACGTTAGATACCCAACCACTCAAATGGGTCGTCAAAAGTATTTTGCGAGTGGCCGTGTTAACAACCTTCAATCACTACCAATTAGTTGGCACGCAGAGCGTCAATTAGATGGTATGAAGTTGTACGTTTACTTTTTGCCGAACCAAACTTACACCGCACAAGCAGTTGTTAAAAAAGGGCTGACCTCAGTCCCTAGCCTGCAAACTGACTTGTCTTTAGTCTATGACAATTTTTATTTGAGCTACCTACGTTATGCGCTAGCTGAATATATGTGCGAAGACTATGACATTCAGTTCGCCCCACAAAAAGTAAAAAGGCTAGCAGCATTGCGCGATGCAATGGCTTGGGTATCTCCTCCTGATTTAACCATGAGAAAAATCAGCCTATTCAACGAAAGAGGTGGCACAAACTGGGCATTTCTTAACTTGTCACAGGGGTATTTGCCATTATGAGTCAGTATGGTAGCTATTACACAGAATTACCTCTCGGCATCGTAGGCTCGACCAAATTCGGCAAGTATGACTGGATATCTGATGAGCAAACTTTCAATATGATTATTTCTGATGGCAAACTTACGCCGTTTGCAGGATGGAAAAGAATAGATGAAGTAAGCCCAACAGGGGATGGCAGAGGATTATTCCCCGCTGCAAATATAAATGCCATGTTCGCGGTGATTGATAATGATGTTTATAAATATGATGCCTCATTGCGTAGGCAGTTTATTGGGCGTTTGGAAACTTTTACCGGCGATGTGTTTATTGCTGAAAATAATGCCGAGCAAATTGCGATTTGTGACAAGGTAAATATTTATATTTACGATAATCGGGCAAACACATTTTCAACATTAACACCCGATACACTGGGATTTTCTCCCGGGTATATTTCTTTTCAAAATGGATTTTTCATAGCAACTGACTTAAATACTAACCAATGGCGATTATCGGCAGCAAACAATGGTTTGTCTTGGCCTTTTGAGGCGCAAACCGTTGGAGAAGTCTCAACAAAACCAGGAAACGCAGTGGCTGCACTACCATTTCCCGGTGAAGGTAACTTGCTTTTAGTTTTTGGCCAAACTGTTGGGGAGCTATGGACAGACGTGGGAGCAAAATTGTTTCCCTATCAACGTAGCCAATCAACTAATATCGACTTTGGTTGCATTAATCCTGCAACAATTGACGCGAATCAAAAAATGGTATGCTGGGTAGCAATTAATGAAAAATCTGGCCCAGCAATTGTCTATTCCATGGGTAACGATATTCATCGTATATCTACCGATGGAATAGATTTTAGAATTGCCCATCTTAAAAAGCCCGAGGATTGTTATGGCTTTATGCTAATGCTGGATGGGCATACTTTTTTTGTCATTACCTGGGTAACCGATAACGTTAGTTATCTATATGATTTTAACACCAAGAAATTTTTCACATTAACTGATGAAAATATGGATGCGTTCATTGTTAAACGCGTCGCACTTTTTAATAACAAGTATTATTTCGTTAGCATTAAAGATGGCAATCTATATGAGCTAAATGGGGGCTTCGGCGTTTACGACTATGGTGACGGCGAAATCAAGGAAATTCCTTACATCAGAGTAACCCCAAGCATCAAACAACCAAATCAAGCTTATTTTTCTACTGGCTACGCAGGCTTTCCTATCGAGCAAGGACATTTTGATTATACGCTGCCTGCTACCAACAATATTCCACGCATTGATATGTCAATTTCAAAAGATGGCGGTGTCAACTATAGCAGCTACGACCGCATCGACGTGAACCCACTCGGCTCGAGAATTGCGCGGGTAATGTGGAGAAATATGGGCGCGGCAAATGATTTAACTTTTCAATTTCGCTTTCATGGATTAGGCCGCTTTTTAGCTGGCGAAGGCGTAGCGGGGGTTTATTAATATGATTACACAACCTGTACCTCAATCAAAGCCAATAGATGAAAACGGCAACTGGACTACCGAATGGCAACAATATTGGGATACAAAATCAAAAAATGAGCAAGTTTCATTAAGCGAAGAAGGTTTCTTAGTTCCAACTCAGACACCAGCCAATATTACAGCGCTTGCGCCAGTATCTCCGAGTGGAATTTTGCTTTTTGACGCTACCGTAATAAATGGTGGAAGTTCCTCTAATCCAAATGGGCAGCTTTATATCAGATTAAATGATGGCACGTTCCATCCAGTAACAAATACATGAGGTGAGAAATGGCTTGGCTTTATAACAACCCTGCTGATGCGGCAGAAGATTATCTAGATCAGATACCTTCGACAATTAGCCAGTACTACAACCCGTATATTACAGCCGGCCAGCAGTCGCTAGGAACAGCTCAAAACCAATATAACGAACTTTTAGGTTTGGGTGCGCCGGTAGGACATGCATATGGCGCAATGATTACGCACCCAGGACAAGTCGTAAATGCCATTGGCTCAGGATATCAACAGTCCCCAGGTTATGACTGGCAAATGGAGCAGGGTCAAGACGCTATCACAAATGCAGCAAGCGCCGGCGGCTATCTAGGCTCTCCACAGCAACAACAATATGCGGGGTCACTAGCTGAAAATTTAGCTAACCAAGATTATTACAACTACCTCAATACCGCACTTGGCCAATTTGATAAAGGACTTTCGGGTGGTGCTGGTTTATACGAAACAGGATTAGGTGGCGAGCAGCAAATAGCTAATATGGGGCTAAGCGCAGGAAATGAGCTTGCAAACAACTTGATGCAAGCACTTATAACACAAGCCCAGCTAGCTTATGCAGGCGCAGCAAATCAAGACGAACACCAAGGCGGCATACTGGGTGATACCTTGGGTGCGGTGGGTTCACTTTTTGGCGATGATAAAAGTAAAAATTAGGGGCAATAATGGCGGGATATTTTCCAATACTGACACCACAACAAGCTAACCCTACCTTAAATAGCTTTCAGCAAACGATGGCTAATCATTTGATGCGCCAACAAGCGCAGCAAAAAATTGCTGATATGAAAACGCAAAACCAAATGAATCAAGCGCGTCTCCCTTACCTTGCGCAAGAGCAGCAAGCGGATTTGCTTTCTAAAAGCCTTCAAAACGAACTAGAAAAAACACAACTGAAATATGCGCCACAGGAAGAACAAGCAAAGTTGGCGCAAATGTTAGCGCAAGCGAAATACTATCAGCAAGGTGGTTATGGCTCAGGAAGAAACGTTGCCAATCAATTGCGCGAACAATTAGTGAAACAAATAGCGATAGCCAATCCTCAAATTGCAAACGATCCAACTAAGTTAAGAGAAGCGGTTAATGATGTGATTGCCGGCAAGCCAATGCTATCAGATGGAACGCCTTTAACCGTAGACGAGCTTGTACAAGGAGCTTTAAATAATTACGCGAAAAATCAAACCACATCTCCGCTTTTAACTAACCAGGTAAACGCTAACCAGGCGGAAGCAGAACAAAATGTATTAACTAACTTACAAAAAGAATACATTGCACCTTATGGAGACACCTACAAAGGCCACTCATTTGCTCAAATAGCAGACTCTTTTAAAGATGATGACGCGTCTCAACAAAAACTTGGCCAATACCTTGCAGCTCAAACCCTTCTCTATGAGCAAACTCAGCTGCAACAACGGTTGGCAGGAGCCAAATCAAGTGTAGCAGCTACTCAAGAAATTCTGAATTCATCTCCAATTGCTGCCACCGTTTCTGACCTCAGACTTTCCGGGAAGGCTAAACAAGCATATCTAAAAACTATGCAGGATGCGATGACCAAGTTGCTAAATGCACGAAACAAGGTCGGCATCGGTGCAGCGCAAACACTAAATGCACAGCAAGCTCAAAATGTCGAGCCAACCAATAACACATCATCAACCTCGATCGTGACTGGGAAAC